AGCCTTGGTGTAAAGTAGATGATTGGGTTATTTTTGGTAGATATGCAGGTGCAAGAATTTCTGTACAAAAGGTTAAAATGCTGTTATTAAATGATGATGAGATTATTGCAACTCTGGAAAGTCCAGATATAATAACTCAACAATTATAATAAACATTAACATAAGTTAATGCCAACATAGGAGATACTATGCCTGAGAATGAAAAAGAAAAAAAAGAATTAGAAGTAAAACTTGATGATGTTGTAGAAGGACAAGAGGTAGATGTACCTTTAAATCCATTAGAAAAGTTACAACAAGAACAAGAAAAACCTTCTAGTGAAAGTGAAAAAGAAGAAGAAGATAAACGAACATATAAAAAAGAAAAAGATCATGGACACGATATATCTTACGAAAATGAAGTAAAATATGATGTAGAAACTAAACCTACTGAAAAAATACCTTCATATTCAGAAGATTTGCCTTATTCTGTTAAAGTTCGTAAAAGAATTCAGAAAGAAGTAGCAAAAAGAGCAGAAGCTGAACAAAGAAATGTTGATTTAGAACAAAAAATATCAATGATGGAAAAAAGAACTTATGATATGGCTAATAAATCACTTTCTAATCAAGCTACTGCGGTATCCAATGAACTAAAATCAGCAATTGAAGAAGGAAATACAGATAAACAAGTAAAATTGTATGAAAATCTTGCTGAAATTAGAAGTCAAATAACAAAAACTGAAGATTATGCTGCTAGAGTACCTAAAGTGAAGGAGAAAAAAGATAAAGCTCCACCTTTAGCTTCTGAATGGGTAAAAGAAAATTCAGCCTGGTTTAATAAACCTGGTTACAGAAAAGAAACTGCAATGGCTTATGGAATTGATGCTGAATTAACTGAAGAAGGTTGGGATGTGCATGATCCTGGTTATTATGATGAGATGACTAAAAGATTAAAAGCAAGTGGTCTTAATTATTTTAATAAAGCAGAAGAAAACACTTCCAAAAGTAATCAAAATGTAGTACAAAAAACTAACAGAGTGCAATCTCCGGTTGCTGGAGTTTCTCGTAAAAAAGGAACCAGTAGTAATAGAGTTAAGCTCACAGGTGATGATCTTGCCACTGCTAAAACCTTTGGTATTAACATTAACGATGATGCAGCACTAAAACGATTTGCTAAAGAAGTAAAAGACTTTAGTGATTCAAATACAGGAACAACGTAAAGGAGCCTGACATGAATAAAACAAATAAAATAAACAATGAAACTAGAGTAGAAAAATCTGCAACAGTTTCAAAATGGCGACCTAGTAACTTATTAGAAGCGCCTGATCCACGACCTGGCATGAAACAAAGATGGATTGCCACTATGGTCTTGGGACAGGAAACGCCGACAAATGTAGCTAAACGATTGAGAGAAGGTTGGCAACCAAGAGACATTAAAACTGTCAAAGATGGTCAACATTTTCCTACGATAGAACATGGCAAGTTTGTTGGATGTATAGGTATAGAAGGAATGGTACTCTGTGAAATGCCAGAAGCAATGGTAACTCAGCGTAATGAATATTACGCAAAAATGACTGAAAGTTTAATGACTTCAGTTGCTCAAGATATGAATAGAGTAGAATCACCCGGACAACCCATACAAAGGTCTTATAAAAGTTCTGTTACTAGAGGTGGCTTTAAAGAGTAACAAACTAACTATGGAGACAAATAACTATGGCAAACGTAGATGCACCTAACGGTTTTACACCGTTAAGACATTTAACAGGCGGTGTTATTCGTGCTAATGAATATCCTATTGCAAACAGCTATGCAGCTAATCTTGCAAGTGGTGATATTGTTGCACTTCATACCGATGGTACAATCATCAGAGGAACTGCGGGCGGAGTAGTGCTCGGAGTTTTTGATGGTGTTGAATACATCGATAATGACACAGGCGATGTTAAATTTAAGAAAGTTTGGAACAATGCAACAACTGCTAAATCGGGTGACCCGATTAAAGCATATGTGTATGATGATCCAAATATAACATATAAGATTCAATGTAATGGAACTTTCGCAAACGCAAATGTTGGCGAATTAGCAAATATTACTATTGGAACTTTTAATTCAACCTATGGACATTCAACTGACGAATTGGATATCTCAACTCTTGCAGCAACTGCAAAATCATTGAGAGTTCTTCGTTTAATTGATTATCCTAAAAATGCAGTTGGCGCTGATGCTGATGTAGAAGTAGTAATCAATCTATCTCTATATGGTACTCGTCAAGCTGGTATTTAACCTTAACAATAGGAGTTAAAAAATGGCTTTAAATAGAGCACTTTTTACCAAACAGCTCAATCTAGGTTTAAATACCGTGTTTGGTATGGAATATGATAGATATCCAGAACAATGGAGAGCTTTATATTCTACAGAGCAATCAATGAAAGCATTCGAAGAAGATGTACAAATGATCGGATTCGGAGCTGCACCAACTAAAGCTGAAGGTGCCATGATCAATTATGATTCTGGCAGAGAAGGCTTTGTTTCTAGGTATGTGCATGAAACTGTCGCTTTAGCATTCGCAATAACTGAGGAAGCTGAAGAAGATGGCTTGTACGGTTCTCTAGGCGCTAAATACGCAAGAGCACTAGCAAGATCAATGCAACAAACTAAAGAAATAAAAGGCGCAAATGTTTTCAATAACGCAACTGGCACATCAGTTGGTGGAGATGGAGTATCATTATTAAATGCTTCTCACCCACTAGGTGGTGGCGGTACTGCTTCTAACACATTATCTACTGCTGCAGATTTATCTGAAACGTCTTTAGAGACAATTTTAGTTCAAATCTCAACAGCTGTTGATGACAGAAGTATACCTGTTGCTTTATCAGGAAGAAAACTTGCGGTTCCACCTCAATTGGTGTTTATTGCAGAAAGAATCCTTAAGTCTAATTTAAGACCGGGAACTGCTGACAATGACATCAATGCACTTAGAAATATGGGTATGATCCCTGAAGGTGTTGTAGTAAATCAAAGATTTACTGACCCTGATCAATACTTCATATTAACTGATTGCCCAGATGGAATGAAACACTTCCTTAGATCACCAATCAAAAAAGCTGTAGAAGGCGATTTTGAAACTGGTAATTTAAGATACAAAGTTAGAGAAAGATATTCTTTCGGTTTTACTGACTGGAGAGGTGTATACGGTTCCGAAGGAGCTGCATAATAACTAATCAATGCTAGGCGCTTCGGCGCCTAGTAACCCAAACGACTGTGAAAGCAGACTATTTTTAAAAGGAGGATAGACTTATGGGAACAACAACATTTTCGGGTCCAGTAAAAGCTGGAACGATAAGAGAAACAACAGGAACTACTGTAGGTTCTGATATCAAAAACGTTGGTTTTGTAGAAATGTCACAATCAAAATCAATAACTTTGAGCGGAGCAAGTGCAAATACTACAGTAGGTGTTATTCCGGCAAACTCACAAATAACTGATGTTACAATGGATGTCATCATCGCAGGTGACGATACCAATGCTGCAACTTTATCTGTGGGAACAAGTGCAAATGGAACAGCAATGATTGCTGCAACAACTGCAAAAACGATAGCAAGAACACGACCAATTGCTGCAGCAATTCCCGCATTGGCAGATGTAGGAACAACTGATGCTAATGTAATTGCTCAGTTTACAGCAACCGATGGCGATGGAACTGTTGGTGAAGGTGTAGTTACAGTATCGTATATACAGAATAACAGCGTAACATAATTATAATTTAGGGGGCCTTCGGGCCTCCTTTTATAGGAGAATTATGGAAATAAATTTTGATTATTTATATAAACAAGCTAATGCTTTAAAAAATGTTTTTAATGATAAA